CGAACCTGAGAGGCGCGAACCTGATAGGCGCGAACCTGAGAGGCGCGAACCTGATAGGCGCGAACCTGAGAGGCGCGGACACCAAACTGACCGGCAAGCGCCCCATATTCCAAATCGGTCCAATCGGATCACGCCCAGATTATTTGCGAGCATGGTTCACCGATAAAGGCATTATCCTGCAAACTGGCTGTTTTATGGGTTCGCTGGGCGAGTTCACGGAAGAACTCAAGAAAAAGAATAGCGACCTACACGCACAAGAATATGAGGCGGCGCTAGCTCTAGTACAAAAACACGCTGAACTGTGGACGCCCAAGAAGGATGATAAATGAGCACAGAGACGAAACTAATCATGAGCCTCGACGAGCTCCGCAAGTGGGCGCGGGACAAGAATCCCATGCCCGGCGGATGGTTTGATGAGCGGCACAATTACCGCATTGTGGATGATCGGCCGGTAATGATTATTGTGGAGGCGCGGAAATGACCGCCCAAGACATCGTCCGCGACTATTTCCCGGACGCCAGCGCGGAAGAGACCGAATACATTATATGGGGGCACACCGGCTGGCCTTCCTTCTGGAATATCCCGAAAGACGGAGCGACGCCAGAGGAGTGTTTCAAAAAACAGTTGCAGGACTACAAGGAGAAAACGAAATGAGACCGGATGTTTTGGCATGGGAATTAAACCGATATCGTCGGTTCAAGGTGTGGGAACTTCTCCACGCGACGGAGGAAGAGTTTTTGCGCGATCCTCAGCATTACGTTATCCGGGCAGTGCGGGAAAAGGCCAGATACGACGCGGCAGCGCTCCGGGCAAGGAGTAGGGCAGCATGACATACACCACAACAAATACACTTGCCTGCGCATTTTGCGGCAGGGATCTTTCAACGGCCACAATGGTTCAATGGATGTCTGAGGGTCCGATTTGCACCACATGTTCTGCTGATATGTTTAATCGCCAGAACGCAGCATGCCCTCGTTGCGGCAGGCCCATGGACAAACACGGACGCTGCCCGCAATGCGGGTGCATGGAGTGCTGAGGATGACTATTGAAGAGAGAGCAGACAAAATCCCGAATTGGGTATCGTATCATCAGGCCGTTGATATGTCTCGGGTTGCACGCAAAGCCTGCATGAATGCGGAGGCGGCATGACAAAAAAGGAAGCAGTCTTATTGGCAGATGAAATTTATGAATTCAATTGTTTGGCCGATGGAATCAAGGGCAAAGATGCTGCAATGGAGATTGCTAATGCTGCTCAGTGGATGATTGAACATATTGTCCGAGATCACCCAAAAGTGGCGGAGGCACTAGAATCAATGAATGCGGAGGTGAAGGGATGAATGAAAAGAGACTTGAAGCGTGGGCGAACTTTCTGGCTTTCCAGATTCTCGAAGGAACAATGCTAGCCGATGAGATTAAGGAACTAATCAGCACAACGCTGCGTGAGCTGGACGCCGAAACAGAGAAGCGCACGAGGCATGCGTGCGCGGAGGCAGTAACTAAAGTGATTTACCCTGGCGAGATAGCCTACCTCTTGCCGGAGTATCTACGTAGTAAATTGGATAAAAAGGTCCATGAAGCCTGCATGAATGCGGAGGTGAAAGAATGAAACAAGTAACCCTTGAGTTCCATCCGGCAAGTGAGCCGCCCGATACAAATAGAGACGTATTTGTCACAGATGGTAAAGAGATTGCCGTCGGTTGGTTTCATTACCATCGGGAGGTATGGAATTATCATGACTACAACGGCGTTCATATAGCACATTTCGATGTGCTGGAATGGGCTGATTTCCCGTGCATAACGAAAGTTAAGGACTGCCTAGAATGAACCCACCCTGCAAGAACTGCGGAGCCACTAGAGCCGAGCTATATCCCGATAAATAAGACACTGCACGGCACATTGTGGCAACTATGGCAGAGAAAGGAGCAAGAACAATGGGTATTTTTCAATGCGAAGGAACGGAACCGATACAATCGACGTCCAAAACTCATGAAGAGCTTATGCAGACGTGCAGGAGTGCCGCATTATGGATTCCACTGCATCAGGCATTATGTGGCAACCCTTCTGCACGACTCTTTGAAGATTCCTACGGGGGTTATTGGAAACTTATTAGGCCACCAGTCAAAAAGAACCACTGAAATATACCTGCACTCGGTTGATGAGTCGGCCAGAATCGCAATGGATCGTCTTGAAGAGTTTGCAAAAGAGTTTGCAAAACCTAGTTGCAAACTGGCCGTTTCTGGGACACATGGCAACGCGGATGAGCAATAAACAAGCGCTTGTGCGGGTCTAAAATTCCCGACTCGTTGCCTTGGGAGCAGGGGGTCGGGCGTTCAAATCGCCCCGCCCCGAAACGATCTACGGAGATTCAGTAAACAGAGTTTGCAACTTGAGTTTGCAACTTTCATAAAAACCACCCGTCAAGCATTCCTTGACTACTTCTTATTCACTTCCACAGTCCACGCCGCCGAGTTCCCTAGTTTTGGTGCGTTAATGCAACGCGACCCAATCCGTGTTTGCGGCACCAGTAGACCGATACCACACTTTAGCTGTCGAATCGAAATAGTCCTCTTTAATAAAATAAGGCGTAACTGAGCCTGCTGGAGTCGCAGATCCGGTTCGATGCCCGTTTTGCCCCACTACGCCCCATGTGCCGGGAGTCCCCGCTACGGCGCATATCCAGGCGTAGGGAGTTCCTAGCATTGAGGTAGAGTTTAAGATAGTTTCCCCGACGGCCCAAGTCCCGACCGTAGGAGCCGCAGTACCGTAGATTGGCAGTTTATCAACAGCAGAAGCTTTGTAATTGAGACCGTGAATTACTAATGGAGTGTCCGCGACATAAATGGTCGAGGATGCAGATGGTGTCATATTAAGTATGCCGACAGTAATGGGGGTAGCCCCGGTAGCTACCTGTGAACACACTCCTATGCTATGCCAACCCCCTGAGAGGACGTAATCTAAATAATCAGAATTAATGTAGACTCTGACAGTCAACGACGTACCCGAATAGACGTCAAACATAGCGGTTGTAGGTGTTGTAGCCGGGCTAGTTCCCGCTGTGTTAATATTGCTTTTTACTAACGCAATTTCGGCTCCTACACCCGTAATTTGATCTTCGTTATGAATTCTGGTGACTAGCCTGCCAAGATACATTCCGGTATTAGCTGTAGCAGCTCCGTGGTGTACAACATAATTACTTCCAGTAGCTCTCAGCGCGGTCCAAGACAGGATACTACGATCCACCATGTTGATAGTCGTGTCTAGCCTTTTAGAAGTGTCAGCCTGAGGCCGCATATCAATTTCGTTGTTCCACGAATCGGTCGGGATTGCGTCGGTGGTAAAGTACGAATACGATACCTTGTTATTTTTTACTGTACAGTGGTGCATATCAGTAATTTTAAGAAAAGGTTGATAATCGGTAGGTGCTCTATTACCTGTAATAACACAACCAATTGCGTAACTAGCGGTGATTAAAGGAGGAGTGATAGTAGCTATGAAGTTATTACCCGCAATATACCAACCCTCAGCCGGTATATTATCGACCGTATCGCCAAGTTCAAGCTGTGTGACAGCGTTTAATTCGAAATAGTTTCCTGTAAAATTACCGCCATATCCGGATAGAACAGCGCCTTTAGAACATTTCTCAAAAATATTACCAGTAATATTATTATCATAATCATAATTAGGAATTGAATTGGGACCTCCTATTTGTAGTCCTATGCTAGTACCAGCTGTCCAGTTGAATATAGCATTGTTGTTTATTTCACAACTATTAAAATCATCTTCAGCATAAATACCATAACTTACGAATGCGGTTATAATATTATCTCTAATAGTATGACCCCAACCATTGATATAGATTCCACCGTAAGCCTGCGCAGCAAAACGACAATTCTCAATTTTATAATAAGCGGCATTGGTAGCCTTAAGGCCCCAATAGCCCTTTTGGATTCCTAAATTTCGAATTTGGATGTATTGCCTAGTAGATGTGGAACTGAGGTCGATTACATCCTTGGCGTCATTTGTCTGACGAATTATGGAATCCGGAGTAACCGCATCTCCAACTAACCCGGTACCCTCGATGACAAAATTTTGGGTGTCGCTAGATGGAGTGACTGGCTCTGATATATAGTAGCACCCTCCAGGAATTTGAATGACTTGGCCATTTTGAACCGCAGCCATCACCGCAGCAAAAACTATATCGTTGGCGGCAGCAGAGGCTGTGCTGTTCGGGGTAGCTCCAAGCCATCCTATATTCACGACGGGATTAGACAATCTGGAAAAAACAAGCTCCCCGGACGCGGCCACAAACTGTTGATAATTACCAGTAGAAAGTAACGGGCCGTTAATAGTTAAGACAAACCCCGTGCACGTTACAATCGCACCTGGCAATATTCGAAGTGCCATATTTGCGGGAATAGTGACATTGTCGCCAAGAGTCCATGTGCCAGCAGATAGGACTAATTCGACTTTGTTTGTGCCGATGCGCCTGATTGCGGAATTGATCGAGCTGGAATTTCTGCACGTACCACCACCAAATGCCTGCAAAACATCTACCGAATCCCCGAATTGAGAAAGCGTGATTTCCGCCCCGGTGGTGGTAACGCGGGTAAATTGCCCAGTTATGCCGTCGTTATATTGGATATCTTCTTTGCCTATTTTTTGCCGGTATCTCGTAGTGGACATTTGCACGCTCCGTCTGTGAGTTGGGAGGCCGAAGCGTACCAATAAGGAAGGTTAAAAGGATCTGCGAATAAAGCCGTGAATCAAGGTTGTGTTTACATCATTTATTTCGAGGCTATCAGTTCCGATCTTTTTCAAATACTGCGTGTGGTCATCGTCTGCGAGGCCCTTCAATTCTCCGTGGTCTACAACGGTAGGGTCCACTATTAGCCCGTCATCACCCGGCGCAAGCCCGCCCGTTGGGTCGATTGTCACATAGAGGCCGTCTATATCTCTATTTATACCCTTTGCCGAGTTTACCTTAACCCTTACGCCGTTTGCTGCCACTTCGAGCCCTGCGTCCGCCTCGAGGTCTGCCGTAAGCACTTCGCCGGAAGACACCCCACAAGCCACATTCTTAATCTTATTGCCCAACATTTCAATTGAAGCCTTAAAAGTCGGAGTGCCTCGATACCCTTCCATCTGGTCGAGCCGCTCCGATAGGCGGTCCAATATCATATTTAACTGTTCGGCCAGTTCCGTGGTGGTCTGTGGTGCAATGATGCGGTATATTGCACGTTGTTCGGCCATTACTGATTCCTCTGCGCGGTGAATTGTGCTTGGAGATCACCAAGATTAAGAGGTCGCGCTGATTGCTGTTTTGCGTTTAGAGCGTCCATGAGACCCATTACGCCCGTTTTCGCGCCTTGGCTCATTCCGGTTATAACTCCTTGGCTATATGGCCCGATAAGTTCTTTTTCTAACCACGGTTTTAAGAATCCCCAATTCCCCCGCCCCATTGTGCCGAGTGCTGCAATAAGAGAAAAGCCGTTAGGCACAAGTGTCATTGCCCATTTTTTGCTTCCAAAACCAGCTAGGCTAGAAGCCAAACTACCACTCGCAATGCCCATAAGATTTTGATCTAGATTGGTGCGTTTATATTCCTTCATTAAGCCCTTGGAAATATTGAACCAATCAGTTAATGATTGCGCATGTTCGGGCATTAACTCCATAGCATTCTTGCCGTGCTGAGTGTACCAGTTGACAAAGCCGCCTGGATCAAATACCCGTTCCCCTGCGGAATCGCCTACCTTGATTGTTTTCTTAAATACGGTATCGAGATATGCCGCTTTCATCGCATCCCATGCGTCTTGTCGCCCATTGGCAATAAGTAAATCTCGTACCATTGTCGCGTCTTTTGCGTTAGCCTCGATGAAAGTCTCGAATGCCAGTTTATTAGCCTTACCTTCGGAACCCTTGGCAAGAAGCCTGCCGAGTAAAGGATATTCCCTACCCAAATTGCTTATTTCTCCGAAAGCACTATCCGCCGCTCTTCTGATTGAGCCCAGGGAACCAGCCGAGCCCGAAATTGATATATTATCCAAATCTCCAAACATCACCGACTTGAGCTTATTCAGTTCATCTTTCGCGGGTCCGGTCAATTTATTGTATGCTTTATCACCACCCCATATAGATTTGAGCATATCCGAGAGGTTCTTTGACTCTATCACCCCGCCGTTCTCGTTTATCCTTCTGAGTTCTGCGATAAGGGGTTTATTCTTCTCTACACCGGGCCAAATCCGATGAGCTAATTCATCAATGCCGTATTGGATGTCCTTATCTCCCGCGTTCTTGGCGGACAATCCAGCCAAGTATTGCATCGTATCATCTAGTGGAACCTCGCCGGTTTCGGAGCCTAGTTTTTTAAGTGCATCATTCCAAGGTCCATACTTGCCGGTCTTGATCTCTTTGAGTGTTGAAATGGCCGCTTCTCCTGCCCCCTGAAAAGTAGGAGGCGGAGGAAGCCCAAGGTCCGTTATGACGGTATTTGCTACCCCATTAGCGCCTGTGATCAATTCTTGTCTCTGATGGTTTGCGAAGATACGACCTAAGCCGAGATTATCAGCCGACCATTGCATGAATTTACCTAAAGGCGTACCCGTTGCGTCCGCTGAATAAGGAAGGTTGTTTTTCTTGGCCCAATCCACGAAAGTCTTTAATCCTTCCTTCCATCCCGAAGCCGCCGGTGCGATAATCTTTGGGATGAGCCAACCAATCCCCGCCCCGCCAAGCTGACCAGCCGCGCCGGTAAGCATTTCATCATCAACTTCGCGCATAGATTCCGGAGTGACCGTATCCTGGCCCTGCGCCCATTGCTTCAATTTTGTGCCCAATCCAGCGCCCACACCAGCGCCCGCAACACCAATCGGGATTGAGCCCGGTCCTAGTCCAGCAATACTGCCGAGCGCACCACCCGCCATCATTCCGGCCATAGGGAACTTGTCGCTTACAGATTTCATTACTTGCGGATCGTTTAGCGCCGCGCCACCCTCGCCCATCTGCGTATCACCGGCGCCCATGCTGGATATGGCCCGTTCCCAGAAGCTTGGTTCCGGTTGCGGGGATGCGGTCGGCTGTGGTTCTATTGGTCCCGGTGTTTGTTGTGGAGCTCCGCCCAATGTATTGATAACCTTGATCTGCTCCGGTTCGGGGAGTCCCGCAAAGTTTGGGTCAACGGTTTGCAATACCTTCCTCTGCTCCATAGAAGGCAAACTTAAAAAGTTTGGATCTTTTAGAATTTCGGAAACTTCCATGTTAGCGTCCTATGGATTTAAGGTAACTATCTGCTGTTGACGGAGGAGGCTTGGGCTTGGCCTGTCCACTTGGATTCTCACCCTTCAGGGGCACAGTGGGAACACCTCTCGCCAATCGTGCCATCTGCTGCTCGAACTTATCCAGTTGCGCCGCCGCCAGAGGACCAGGCGTCAGCATGCCGGGGATTGTGTCCCGAATGGCTCGCCTAACATCGTCGGAACCCTGTCCAGCCCCAAGCACTGAGCGCATAGCCATAGCATTCTCGTGGAGTTGGGCAATGTCGGTAAGGTAGTCAATTTGATCCGGGCTTAATGTGCTTGCCATCTCACTTTTCCAGAAGGTCTGCCAAGCGGAAGCCGGGTCGCTGCTCTTGGTAATATAGGCTAAGGATGCAAGTTGAGCTGTCGAAAATGGTGTAGCTATTGCTTTATCCATCGACTGTCGAGTGTTTGCAATTGCCCCGTTGATATCTTCGATTAATGCCGTCTTGTTTAGGGCTTTAGTTCCCTCACCGGCAGGAATAAAGCGTCCCGGTTCAGAGGCATTAACTTCGTTGATTTCATTGGCGGTAGCATATCGCAAAGCATTCCCGTTCTTTGTATCAATAACCGTGCGTTGCATTATATCGCCTCTCACGGCACCGAATGAGGCGGCAGACATAGTTTTAAGTTTCTCATACGAACTTGCGAAAGCATCTTCGGCTTTCGTGGTGGTCTCGCCCTGATTCTTTCGGGTCATAATATCAAGATACTTTTGATCATTCTCTGCTCCGGTTCCCGCCTGCGGTAGAGCATCATCCAATATCGGCTGATGAGTATCCGGGTCTATGCGAACCTTAACCTTGCTACCATTCGGTAGTACCATTTCTTCGCGCTTATCGTTGACCTCTGCCCCGGTTGTCTTCTTTATCAATCCCCTAACGAGATCATTTGCGGTGAAACCTCCAACTGTCTGTTGATTCTGAGCGAACTGCTGCAAGGATGGCCTGCCGAAAACTTTCTCGTAAGTGGTCCCGTGCGGCCCCTTGGCTGCTACCGCATCCGGCCCCATCTGATAAGCTGCAACCGCTTTCTGCTGGTCCCCCCCGAATCGAGCCAAATTTTCCTTGAGAATCTGCGCAGAAGTTTGCAAGTTTGCGCTCGGGTCAAGCGGATTCTGTAAGTTATATTTGCCCCAATTAGATTGATTGACCTGCCCGAGACCTGCATCAATGGTTCCGTTAGTGTTTTTGTTTGTGGCCCCAGGATTCCAGCCCGATTCGGCACCCACAACATTCTTGAAGACAGCCGGATCTATCCCGTTGTACTTCGCCCAATAATCGGCCAATTCGCCCAGAATAGGGTCCTTAGGCCCGGCAAGAGAAGCTGGTGGTTGAGCCTGCCCAGGTTGTCCTTGCTGGGCGGGCTGGCCGGGTTGACCCAATGCAGGAGCTAGCATTTGCAATAATTTTTCTTCAAAGCTGGGCGGTTTTATCCCCGCCTTATTCATCTTGATTTGCTTTTGTTCTTCAGGGCTCAAGAGCGCTTCAAATTCCATTTGCTTTTGAGCTTCGTCTATTTCCAGTTTTGATTTCTTGCGCTGGAAATCGAATAACTCTTTTTGTATCTCCATTTGTTGTTGCTTTTGAGCGTTATCAAGAGATGTTTGCTTACCCTGCGCCATACCCTGAGTAAGACCGCCTAAAAAATAATGACCCATTATCACACCCCTTTCAGCATCTTAGCTGCCCAGGCCCCCACCACTACCACCGCCTAAAAATTGACCCATGAGCTGCCCAACACCCTGACCCAGCGCCGATTCGGCTTGTGTGTTCATTATGTTGGCACTATTCTGGCGGGTTGAGTATCCGGAGTTGGCCGCACCTAATCCACTGAGAGCCGTTTGCGGAGTTTGGTATGCAACGCCGTACGCTTTATCCATTAGGTTTTGGATTAATCCGCCACTGATTTGAGCAGGCAAAGAACCGACACTTTGAGCCCGATTGTTTTCGAGATTCGATAGAGCTCCGGTCAAGGCACCACCGCTGGGGGTGGAGCCTATTGTATTTTCTTTAGCCACACTATACTGATCTTCCAGGCCGCTTCGAGCTGTGGCGTAGAGCGGTTTATATCCTGCCAGTTCTTCCGGATTATAATTACCACTTGCAAATGCTTCGTATTGACTAGTCAGGTTTTTGCGAAGAGGGGATGATTCGGCAAACAATGTATTCGCAATATTCGCTATAGCCGATTCATAAGGGCTTGCTTTGGTTGTTTTGCTGCTGCCTCCACCACTGCCACCACCGAGTACGCTACCCATTCCTAGGACTCCTCCGGCTATCGTTTCCAAGCCCATATAAGTGTCTCCAAGATTTCCGGGGAAGCCGTCAATAAGGCGTGCCGACAATAAAAAGATTAAAACTCCAAGTAAGAAATCACGCCACCGACCGCTTGATTGACTGGAGCAATAAAGCAAAATTTTGGGATAGTTCCAACTATTCTCATGCCCATTATTTGCACGAGTCTAAGTGCTCGTTCGTTTGTCTCCGGGGTAATGCCAATCAGTACGCGGATAGAGCCCCATGATTTCCAATAATCGATAACGGCGTTAAATGCCCCTCGTTTAAACGGTCCCAACGCGCAAAAATGACCATTTGCACAGCCTTCCTGAACACCATTCAACCATGCAAGAAAAACGATTTTCTGTGACTCTACGTCCACTACAAGCACCGGCTGGTTACCGGGCAATTGCATGAACTCGGCGAACCGTTCCGGACTATCCACGTATCCACCGTAGAACACAAAGTTCGGGGCTTTATTTTCCTGTATCATTTGCCGCCATACTCCGTGCAGGATTATGTCCGGCACACTGCACTCCCCCCCTTGCATAACTACTGGCCAAAGCTGGTAACTCATTCACTCACCCCCGGCATCATCTTTATGAGACTATCATCATAGATTACATAATTATGGTTTCCTGAGCTCTTGGATCTGGACGGATTATCCAGATATTTGTGACCAGGTATCCCGGTTACTTTTAGATATTCACTTGCGTGACGTGCCGTACCAAGATCATAAATTGATTGATTCGGTAGACTCCCCTCGCTCGCTATTTTCTTGAGCACATTGTACAAATCTTTCCCTTGCCATTCCGAAAAATCCAGATTTAATCTATCTTCATATTCCGGAAGCCATTCGTCCCCTATGTCTCGCTTGATTTGTTCTAATATGGGTTGGATTTTATCACCTTGATTCCTTAGAGGTTTGTCCCAATCAAGCATCTTGCTATTATCCGGGATATCCACGTTATAGAGTTGCCCCTTGTCCCCCACTGGGGCCAATTTATTCTTATACCATTCGGCAATTTTTTTATCTCCCGCAAAGTATAGGCCATACCCGTAAGCCTGATTACCTTCGCCAGTCCCGATTTTTTCTAGACTAAATTTATCAAACTTATGCGGTGAACCATGGAATGCCATCATGGCAAGCGGTGCACTATGCCCTCCGTAATTAATGAGATGCTTGGCAGCACTCATAGCTAGATCATCCAACCCCGTAGGTAAATTGAGTGCCGTTTCTGCGCCACTTGCAGCCATCTGTTCAGGGTTGCCTTCTCGCCATGCCTTTATAAAGTTTTCGCCTGATTCTATTGGAGCTTCAAAGATAGACCGCCCAAATTTTAGGGCATTGTCTAAACCCTCTTTCCAATCTTTGGCCGAAGAATGATCTATGCCCGATACTTGACGCACTATGTTAGGTAGGGCCAGAGCAAAAGGAAGACGTTGCTCCTTGAGCGGATCAGCTCCAAAGTTCCCCGACCTGCTGTATCGTTCTATTAGCCAATCAAGATCTGTGGGGCGCGGCGGGTCGGGTTGTTGTGCAAGCTGTAAGAGCAGGTTATTATCAATTATGGGCCTAACTGGTGATGGTTGTAACTGTTGCATTAAGGCTTGGTCTGCAATCATATGTGCAAGAGTGGGCATTATTCAACCTCCACGCCGTAAATGTCCACGTTCCCCGTTCCGGACAAGCGCACCGATAATCTATCCCCTGTGCATCCGGTAACGAGCCGTTTTCGTGTCTTCCTGCTTTCCGTTATAGGATGGGTTTGTTTACTCGCTCCATCCAGCAGCACATACCCGCTAGCCGTTGCGCCAGTACTCAAACCCACATCATAACGGGCATACCTCGGCATATACTTACGCAATCCACCGAATTCCTTTGTTTCGATCTGCCATGCGATAGCCGTTGAATCATCGGTGGTTACGTCGGGGTCTTCAAGTTCCCAAACATACCCCGCGCTGTCTCCTGCAAGAATACGATCATTACGCACATCATAGGTTGCCGTTCGGATATAGCTGTTGTACTGATAATGCACGGTGCGCTCGGTAGTGAGGTCCAGTACAAGCACATCCCTTGGATAGACATCCGTTCCGCCAGGGAATCCGAAATAGAGTTTGTTACCTCGATGGATCATCCAACAGTTGGATATATATGTTTTATTGATCACTGGAATGCTTCCCGCTGTTTCGCCTCGAAAGATCGGCTCGAAATGAGTATTACTAATTTTTGCATCACTGCTCACATTGAACCGGTATATTCCATCAGTCCCTAAGTGGTAGATACCCTGTCCCTTGATCGCCACAAAGCACTGCTTGGATTGCGTCCCGGTTGAAGCCCCAAGCGGCAAGGGGAAGAATGAAGCGGACCCGGTTCCCTGTATCTGATAAAGATCCGTCTGCGTCGCAAGGTAGAGTTGGCCGCCGAGGAATGCCCCGGCCATGATTGGATATTGCTTAACTCCCACCTCAATGTAATTCAACGGAGGCCAGTATTCCGGGCGTTTAGCAAGACAGTAATAAAGTAGATTAGCCAGAGTGATGAAACACACACCATCGAAATTAGGGCCGAGCACTTGCGTACCTAAAGGCGGACGGTCATGGTCCGTAGCCAATTCCGTGCCGAGTGCTTCATCCCGCTTGGTGAGCTCCGCGTATCCCACCCCTACGGCTACCTCTTGGTCGTAGTAGTAGTCGGCTTGATTGGCTAACGTGCGATAGAACCGGAGATGAGTGATCGAGGTGTCGGTCGGATCGGTCCATTCTATTCTGAGGGATGAGCCTATTTTAGTCTCGAATGCCGGGGATGGATTGCTTTCATATTCCAGCACATTCCCCGACTTCCGGCAATAGGTCATTTTGATTAAATAGATATCGTCGGAATATGACCCGGAATCAAACCACCATAGCGGATAAGACGAATCCGCCTGTGACATCTTGTGATAATCATCTTCCCAACTATAGGTAATCGTGTACGCATCATCGCCGCTTACTTGCCCTAGCTTTTGGTTATCGTTACGGAGCTGGATAGCGTCTTCCCAATTAAATGTTCCGAGAATCCCGCCTGCAAGATTGCCCCAATCTTTGGCGATATACCCGGCCCGGTACTGCACCACGCTCGTAGGCGTTTCCGTAGCTTCCCATAAATGCGAGAAGGCCCAGGTATTGACGTCTGTGTAGAATGTGGCTGAAGGAAGAATCTCCTCTGCTTCCCATGCTTGCGTATAGAACACGCCGAAAGTGTACCCCGTAGGCGCTGCGGCAGGGGCATCCACGCCCCATTCATAAACGCTGCTTCCCTCGATGCGCTTTCGATCCGTACCGTTCAAACATAAGATTTCTTGTGTAGTGTCGTTGTAAGAATTGTATTTTATACCGGACCATAAGGCGCTGGTAAGCCCTGTCGCGATGGAAACCTCATTATGGAAAATGCCTGTATCCACAAATTCATATCTAACACCAGCCTGCTCGATGATTTTATGAATAGTCGTTCCAAGACTTGCAACATAAACCTTGCTGGAACCTTTCCGAGTGCTTGCTTTCCCCATTCGATCAAGAGATAAGTTGGTGCATCGAGTCATGGCCCCGCTTACCTCGGCCTTACCTTCGATCTGAGAAGGCAAGTCTTGCGGGTCCGTGGCTACATCAAGCATCCCGTTTGGTGTGAATCTTATCGCCATTATTCGCCCCTATATAGCCGGATAATGAGATCCAAGGGAACCGCCGCGCCTGGATATAGGTTTGATATTCCCCCCGAGCCTGTAATCTCTATCTTGAGTTCGCATTCGCATAAACTTCTGTAATGCTTTTATTCCGATCTCTTTTCTGAGCTTCCAATAATCGCGCAAAGATGGGATATAGCCGTCTGTATCGGCTCCGAAAGCCCTTTCAAGTGTTCCGTATTCCACATATTTAAGCGCCCAATCCGGCCATTCGGTTTCATCTTCCCATGCTTCAGTGTCACGTGGCAGGAAGGAGTAAGCCATAAATAGAGCGTCCGTGGTGCTGATTACATCAGTCGAGAAACCATAAAGGCTTGTTTCCATGTCTCCCGATTCCGTTACGATCCCGCTTGAATCGTCAAACACATCTGAATCCGCGTAATCCTGGAATACGAAATCGGAGGGGATGGGGTACGGTATAATCCGGTTGCTGGAATCGTCCGGATGATAATAATTCGTCACCTCGCCTGTTCTGGTTTTGTGGAATAAATCCTGTGCCGAAATCTCGCGCCCGCTCAATGGAGTTATCCTAACCTGATCGTATGCAACGAATTTCAAAGCATCACACAGCTTATGCAAGGGAACTTCGGGCGGTTCGGCGGGCGAGCAATAAGCCGCCTCCCAGGGCTGCGTGTACCTATCGCCATCGTCTGGCGTACTCATTGTGGTGAGCCACCATCCAGCTTCCCAGGGGTAGCAAATAACCTGCTGTGAGGGCTGGTGCATAACAAGGCAAATATACTTATCACCTTCTTCGGTATATTGATACTCCCAATCCCGCATATATGACCAATCGTAGCGTGGCGGGTAATAGTGCGCTTCGCATCTCTCAAGGATTGACGCTTTCTGTGCAAGTTCAATTTGAGCCTCATTCCACCATGCAAGCAGGTCATCATCCGACCATATAAGTGAGTCAGGATCACGGAGGAACCGGCGCAACTTGGTCAGGCTATCAGTTAGAGCCATTGCTTCTCCTGTCTTGCCATGATGCGCCTTGATATCCGCCAAACTGATAAATCCGTTCCGGCTGTTGCGGATTGAGTTGCATTATCCCGGCAGTTTCGAGGTATTTATTCAGGTACTCACTTGCCCTCGCCGCATCGCCTCTTGATGCGTAAAATTCGCTTACGGCAAGCTGTACGCCTGATCTCTGGAATGCCTCACGCACCTTCAAGGGGTCCGTGTCTGCCGTGTATGGTTTGGGGATGCAGACAACCTGCATTTCCAGTACAACGCCGTCATCGGAAGGGATTCCGCAAATACCGAAATAGTCTAGCCCGATCTGCATATATTCCATAGGATACCCCTTGTTCTGCATCCAATAGGGATCGTTTGAGTTGACAGCTACAAGGTCGGTCCTTATAAGTTTGCTATGCCTGGATCGGTCCATAACTTGCACAACATAGCCCATATAATCGGCTTGCATGGTGAGTTTGTAAAACTGCTGATTTGCAAGTAGGGGCAAGTGCATTGTGCGGATATAACTTCCCGTTACCATGCACAATTCTTGCAGAGCATCGTTTATGCTTGCCCGAATCTGAGCAATACCGGAATCAGTATCGGCAAAGACGTCCGGTGAAGATACATTTTCACCGATTAGGCGTAATACTTGAGTTTCAAGGCTATTCATTCCACTCCTATTTTATTGGCGAGCCAGGAGAAAGCGGCAACAGTTCTATGACACGCTCCATTAAGCCATTCATTATCCCAGGCGGCAGGGTATTCATGGCGTCCAAAATCGCATATTCCCCGCCCGTCCCGACTGCATAGCATGTGTAGTTGTCCAGTGTTGTGGCCCCTGTAGCAAATAGGCCGTGATAGCGGTTTGTGTTGGCCGCCACTTGTGGCTGCGCTAAAAGTGTCGGAGGTGAGAGGCATTAAACCCGCCCGCAAGCAACAACGGAGCCGTAGACTGCCCGGATGAATTAAGTATTGTAATCTGTTCTTTCATTAAACCACTCCTTATATCCATCCAAAGCGGTGCATGCCCTTCCAGCTAACGGCATCATCCTTGCAACCCATCTCTTGCTCTTCGACTACCACTATAGCGAGATCGGTATACATGCCTGCTGGTTGCCTGGAAAGTTGGACTTGCTCTGCATCGGCGTTGCTCAACTGTGCAAGCGCCGCATTGCTAAACGATTGGCTCGTGGGATGCAGATAAAGATTCCCGTTAATGGCCACAGTTTCAAATGGAGCCCGAATAAACCGGCTAGCCTGACTTCCTTGAAACTTGCCAACCCTGTAATAAACAGGATTAACCCTACTATTATTATACGTCTGCGCCATGTTCATTACCTCCGAGTTTGATTTTAATACGCTCTCCAAGCTCTTCCGAATGCTCGTCGAGGTATCTTTTAAAAACATCATAATCCACTATCTCGGGGTCTTTGATATGGCCGATTCTCATTGAGCCATCCACGAAGACGCGGAACCCTTTTGCCTTTGCGTTCACACAAAAAAAGACATCTTCACCACAACCGTCGAACCTGAACCTTGGCAGAGGCAATGCTTCAAACACCGCCCGCCTGATTATGATTGCTCCAAACCCTACGGCGTCCACTTGGCATAAGCCTTCCGGTATGCCGACAACCGGGTAGTGCATATATTTGCTGTCATCCCTGGCCGGATCTTTTACATACACCACCGGGAGGGGGTTCCCGTTTCTCGCATAATAGACGGCGGAAATCATATCGACTTCCGAGTTAGCAAAATGACCAGCCAACTGAACGGCCAGGTTCGCCGGGAAGGTATGATCAGAATCCAGAAACATGAAGTGCGTGTAAGGCTCACCCGCCCCGGTTCTTGCTTCCAATGCCTGTTTGACCAGTTCGTCTCTCGCCCAATGCACCACTTGGCCCTTAACGATACCCATGCCGTAAATCTTGAGTCCGTGAGCCCAGGAGTAAGCAGTCATATTAACGACTGCTCTTGTCCAATCGGGCTGTGGGAACTGTGCGACCGGACTCATAATGATTAGCCGCATATCGTTGAGTTGCGATCCTTCCGGTTTAAGCATTATCCCACCTCCACACGGCAGGATGCTTGATGATCTGTTTTATCTTTTCCCATAGGCTTAGATTCGTAGGCATAATCCGCACCTGACCGCACTTAGGGCAGGCATGAAGGTTTTCAATGTCCCACTTGGTAACCACCGAATTACACAAAGCGCACCTGTAAAAAGTCATACTGCGTACTCCTTTGTTTTTTTCCAGAGGAAGCGTTGTTCCCAGATAAAGCCCCGTAGATGATTCCCGCAAAATGACAGTAACCAAGGGCACCATCGAAGCATCCAATTATATCGTTTATATGGAACCACTCCATAATCTGTCATGCTCATTGGCAAAATATCGACTGCCGCCGCCCATGAGTTGGTTCCGGGCTTGCTGGCATATTCGGTGCCGTGAAAAGAATGCCTTGTAAAAACATGCAAGTGGTCCCTGTATCCTAAAGCACTATCGCTCGAATGATGAGGAACTCTCATATCAAGCATGCCGCCCACCTTCAAAATTCTTGTACATTCCATGAACGCCCCCCACCAATCGGAGAGATGTTCAAAAACGTGGTGGGCAACTATTCGATCTGCCGAGGCGTTATCAAAAGGCCAAGGAAACCGACAGAGATCGTGCAAAACATCCGGCTGGCCGTAGGCGTCGACATTGATCGCACCTATCAGCTTCTTAGCGCCGCACCCGATATTTAGTATAACTTGCGAAGCATCTTGTTCCATGCTGTGGCAACCTCGTCCCATGAGAGAATTTTCGTATTAGCCGCGTTCTTTATCATTTTCCGATGTAGCTTCTCGTCGTTCAGTACCTGCACGGCATTTCTCACAATCTCCAACTGATAGACCATATAGTCTACTGGCTGAAACTCCGTAAGCATGCCGTTTTTACCGTGCAGAACCCATTCGCAAGCACTACCCAGGTGGCCCGTGGTAATAACCGGAGTCCCGGACGCCAGTGATTGCAGGATAATGTTTGAGCATATCTCCGGGTAATCCGTGGGGAGAATCATTAGGCCCGCCGTCCCGAGCTCACGGGCAAGTTCTTCTTGCGGGACCGGGTTTACAAGCTCGACATCCGATTCTTGCACGGTCTTGTAAACTTCCTGGAATCCATCGTCCATTCCGTCTCTGCATTCGTTCGGATGCTGTGCCGCCAAATTGGAGAAGGCCGTCATACTGACTGGCTTATTCGCCCTGCTCTGTATCGCCTCGAATATGAGAGGCAACCGTTTCAATCCTCGGTTTGGTGCGCTGGCATAAATTAAATAAGAGGGAATCTTCCCTGTGGGATGGAATATGGCCCTATCTACTCCATTGGGGATCAAGAAGCTCTTGCCTATCGTCTTGTAGAATGTTCGCCATACTCTTTCCGCATACTGGCTCATAAACACCGTGGCATCAAATGCCCCCATAATCTTAGGGTCCGGGATAAAACCGTTGTGCGGTAGATCGTGGGTCCATAGAATACGGTGCTTGGCCTTGATTTGCGGGTAGCCGTCACCTACTCCACGGTTGCAGATTAGGAAGTCACAAGGCTCCCAGATACAGTCGGCGTTCAAGGCACCAATGGAATGCCAGCACACCCCGGCATCTGTATAGCCGTCGTATCGGATATCTGCATAAACGTGGACCCTGTGCCCCATCTGTGAAAGTTGATCGGGGAGGGTGAAGAGGGACGATACCATGCCCCCCCTCGCCCTTGATTTCAGGTCGTGGATACTCTCAAGTTGTGTCGAGTTATCGAGGAACAGTAAACGCATTAAAACCCCTTACAGAGCGCGAATGAAAGCTTTTGCGTTCAAGGTGTAGGTACTTGAAGCAGCACTCGCGGTAATAGCTTCGCACAGAAAGCCAAAAGCCTTGGCCGTTGCGCCCGAATCAGCGGGCCGCAAGCCCCAGGCATCACCAACGGGATACAGGTTGTCACCAACGACACTGGAACCAGCGGAAGAAGTGATGTACACGCTGGATCTGTAGCCGTAGACCTGAATCCTACCATAGCCATTGTTTGCAATGTCCTCGTCGGCCACACCCGCGAAAGCCTGCATGTCCGTGGTTTCGCACTTGGTAACTCGGACTCCGTTAACGCTCGCTCCGGTATCAAAAACCACGGAATAGCCAGCGGTAACGGTGGAGCCAGAAACGTTCTGACAAATGATGAAAATCTTTTCTGCGTCTGTTCTGTTGATCCTTTGAAATAGCATTGCTTGTTACTCCCTTTTGTGACTGTCGCCCGTGCCATAAAGGGAGGGACCGTTTTGTTAAGAGTGCCTACTAAGAGGCGATTGACTTACTAATGGCGTAACACACGCCGAGTTTCTGGGGATTACTTACCGTCGAGTTGCCCATAAAGAGCACCTTGGCGGTCTTTGCCGTTTGGTTCTCGGGCTCAACAAACGGGGTCGTAATGAAATCCGTCTGCTCGTCGATCACCAACTTATAGAACTTAGTGTTCAGGAAGAATGCCGACCCAGTTGTAAGAGCAGTTGTACCGCTATCAATATCAGGCACGAGCTCATCCCAAACCAAATCCGCACCCTTCAAGCGCACTACATCGAAGCCCATCTCGGCCAGACCGGAGTTCATGTATTGCTTCTGAGTATCAAGGGCGTTCTCGTAGGTTTCAAAGGTTTCCTGATTCGCCACGATGAGGTTCGGCCCGCTGCCGTCAGCACCCCTGGAACAGTAATTCCACATTCTATGCAGAGCCACCTTGAGCCCAGCGTAGGTGGTTACGGCAACCGCAAAATCGTTTCCGGTATCAGCCGAAGCGGAATCAAACACCGCCGTTCGAGGTCGCCACCATGAATATGTATCCCTGGCAATACCTCCCACTGCGCCACCCGCAAGAGGCGCCGCGTTGTTGTTTTTGGGCAAGAAGTAACCCAGCGGGTACATATCCTTCGCGCTATTGCCGGGTACAAAGGTGGCCGTGCTTACGGTGCCCTGAATTAACTGCTGATTCACAACGGCCTTGATGCTCATTTCCGCCTGCATGATTTTCTTCTCAAGCAGTTTCAAAATGGCACTTTCACCGCTGTTTTTTCTTTCCTCCAGCCGGGATATGGAGATAGTTCCGCCAATCTCGCACCAAGGAAAGAAAGCATCCGTAAAGCCCTCACTGGGCTTCACAGTCAAGGTATCGTAGCCCGAATAACTGGCCACTGTATCGTTCTTAGCGTACATGAGAGGCTGCGCTATTCTCTCGCCTCCGTTCTGATACTCAATACCTCCGTATTTGCGCAAAGCAGCAAGGAAGGCATTCGCCTTGAAAATGTTATCCGTCATGGTCTTACGGTACGCTGCGAGCGTAGTCGTAAGCAAATCGTCGTAATAAATAGTATTCGTGCTAGGAGCTGATGTACTCCCTATCGTCGCCATAATTACCTCCGGTCAGCCAAGATCCTTTTGGCTTCTTCAACGGCATCCTGGAAACTCTTGATTTCCTTCGGTGCCGATACTGTTTTAGAGGTAGTGCTTTTCCCGCCCACATGCGCAGCGTCGGTTTTGGATTGAAGTTTTTTGAGCGCTTCGGCTACAGCTCTTGAGGTTGACACATCTTCCGGCACACTAAGCCGGTAGAGCTTGCCAATATCGTTGATCAGTGTTGGGTGACTGCCCATATTGGTCCGCATTTCATCCTCGTAGAGCCGCCAATCCGGGTCGATCTTGTCCAGTTTTTGCTCAATGCTTTCGGCCTTAATCTCCCTTACATTTTGTAGAAGAGGCGCAAACCGTTGCATGATTCGTTGTTCGGCCCGTTCCTCTGCCTTGGCAAATACGTCATCCCAACTGTTGGGCTGCCAATCCTGCCCGCCGTCTTGCGCAGATTGTTGATTCAATGCCTGCTGCGCCTGGCTGCGATTCAGGGAGTAACCATGTTGGAGAGCAATTTGCTGCATCTGTCCAACCGGATCTGACATAAAAGCGTCATACGCTTCAATCTTTTGCCTACTCTTTGCAATCTCTTGAGTTTTCTTTGTAAAAGCCTGTTGCATCTGCTTGTAAGCCGGTGCAAGTTCGGGCTTCTCGCTCAAGATTTTAGGGTCAAAAAAGCTGTCTTCGACTCCTTGGGTGCTTGGCGCTTGTCCTTGAGTCGGGCTTCCCTGAGATCCGGCTTGTCCGCCAACCTCTACGGGGTCAGGTGCGATTGTCCCAGTGCCTGCATCCGGGGTCGCTCCGGTTTGTCCCGTTACGGCTGAAACGGGGCCTTGATTCAGTTCGGGCATAAAACCACCTCCATCTCTGATTATCCCAAGGAGGCCGAAGGCGTACTTGAGGGGCTTTTTGCGAGGCTGTAAAGCGTGGCCTATATAGCTTCGAGTGCTGCCCTAACGATTCCGACCACGTGGCGGTACACGTTCGGCAACCTTCGACGAAGCTCCTTCAGAAGTTTTAGAAACTCGTTTTCCTCCATCGTCTTCCTTACCATTGAGGATGGTTATTAAAGATTCCTTGCACTGAGCGCATAAATCGTACTCCGTGCCGTCCATTCTGCTTACCAATGTTTCAGCCGCTCGTTCGCGGTGTAGTTCGCAAACTCTCAATTATACCCACCTCTGCCTTCCACCCTCGCCCCACTTATCAGTCAACCCCAATTCGCTCATGACTTGTCTACGGTGCTGCTTAGATTTAACCCAAGTGCCTTGGCCGCTATGATCTGCACAAAGGTTCTCATCAAGATAGGGCTGGATATCCGGGTTTCCTCTTGTTGGTGAAATAACGCGCTTCATCCATTGCATGCAGCCGCACAGCTTCTCTTGCTCTTCGATTTTGGCCCATACATCGGTTTGAAGGCCGCAACCAGGACACTCATAGTCATAAAGTGGCATTTATTGCGCTCCGCCTCTAAAATTGTTAATCCCTGCCGCGGCTCCGCCGGTCATAGCAACCGGGTTCATCACGCTCACGTTGGGCATACTACCTTGTTGTCCAGGCATGGGCATTTGACCGCTCATCATCTTGGCGGAAATCTGGTAAACCTCTTCAATCATCGGGTCATCCGGTGAAATGTGGTGCATCTCTGCCGTTTTCTTGAGCAGTGCCTTGCTCAGTGCAAGTTGTGGGTTCTGAGCGATTAGGCCGAGAAACGCCAACCATTGAGCCCGCTCTATTTCCGGGAGTTGCGGCGTGGTGCTGCCTGTTGCAATGCTGTATTCATATTCGCCGGATATAGCCTCATAGTCTCCGGATCGAATGTGCATCCAAGCCTCTTGACTCCCGGGACCATGTACCTTTATGGCCTGATCTTCCGTAATGTTGGCCTGTACCACCTGATCTAGTTTCCGCCCTATGCCCGTAAGAAAGTCCATAACAAGACCTATCTTGTCGCCTTCCCTAAGCTGCGTTCTTTTCTCAATTATCCCGGCTTCTGTGGCGCTGTCTATCCCGGCAGACGAACCACGCTGATTACTTCCGGCTCCAACCAAGTCCATAAAGTCTTGCTTAAGGTAAGAGACCTCCATGTTGTGCTGCTGATCGAGCGGAGCGTCCGCAATAGGGTAAACGGTCTGCATGGGTTGCGTCTGCTCGATAACTGTTCCGTCTTCTCCACTCTCCAGCTTAGCCATTGCTACCGCCGGATCATCAAAAGCGCTGGCGTATATCGTATATTTCCGGTTGAACCGCTTGCGGTGTGTGAGCATTTTGGAGCGTAATTCACAGAACTCTTTTTGAGCGTCGATCCATTGTGAAATGGGCGGGATCGGATACCAAGAATCATCCCGAAGCACTAGGCGCAGGTCAACGAAAGGATCTCTCTCTACTCCATCGGGAAGCGGAGACGGTTCGATTAAAAATTCCTTGCAACCTTCAGCCACGGTGAGCCACTGCTTGTTTTTGAGGTCGTAAACCTCCCATGTAACGACCGTATCCGGCTGGTTTCCGTCTTCTCCTTGTGTGGCCAGGCCGCCTTTCTTGCGTTGCTCCCTTTCTTTTTGGGCGTCCGCCTTTAATTCAGTGGCTTGCAAGGCTTTCCGGGCGCTCTTTTGATAGCGGTCATCTTTTCTAGCCTCGTCAAGAGGGCGTTTTATGCGCTGCGCCTTCCAGTTGACGTCATCGTCAAGTGGTCCGGCGTCTTCATCGACAAGAAAGTCATCGGGATGAAGTCTTGTTATGCAATACGCCTCATTGGCCGGCAGGTAATCGGGCTGCAAAATGGCTTGTTCGTTATCAATTAATGGAAGGTTGCTCTCATCCGACATAATAGGTTGCCCGGCTTCAGGATTCTCCATTAAATCGGCTGCGTAATGCACCTTGCAAACACCATACTGGAAGTATGAATCAAAGATGGAGAGCCGCGCCTTGCTCTTTAAATTCAATTCACCCTTCAGATAGTTCAACATGCTCTGCCTGATCTTGGCTTTAGCTTCAAACAGAGCAATGTCTACCGGATTGATGGAATATGATTTCTTCAGTTTCACATAGAAGAAAGGGTCCGTGCTGTAGAGCGTGGGCAGTTCCGCCATGAGCGCGGAATAGATAAGGTTAATCGTGATCCATTCCGAATCCGGGATATGTGGGGGGCGTTGTCTACCCTCCCAATAACTATAAGCCAGACTCACCCTAAAGAGATTGCGCCAATCATCCCGCACTTTCTTGGCTCGGTCGATCTTATCTAGCCACTTCTCCGCATCGGTTGCGGTCATGCTCGTTTTCTTTTTAGCCATTAGCCGCACTTCCTATAAGCGTCTGATAGACTGCACCCGTGCCGTGAGGCGAATTGCCGCGCCTTAATATATTTGCGCCTTTCATATTGGAATGAGCCAATATCTGGGGAAAGAATATGACGCGGTCGAATCGGTTTAAACTGACAGCCATAGCGAAATGCATCGTAGCAATGATCGTCCATTTTCGTATCAACATCCTCGGGGTTAGTAGGATCTTCTTGCAAAAGTGGCAGAGTGCGCCAGAAGTCCGTGCATGAATTGAATACAAAAACGCCTGGTCTTCCGTCTTCATCCATCTTAAACCGTGTATGAACCTGACGCTTCCCTGCAAGCCTATCATTATCAGCCTTAATCCAGTGCACACCTTCACGCGCCATTTCATCCGCTGTAGATGGTCCAATAACTCCGTCTTTGCTACGCTTACGAGACCAGATAGAAGGATCTGCCGGACCGACCCTAACTTTAGGATCGTCTTTTTCTCGTTCCCTAATACCCCTTGCAATCTCTGCATCTGTGAGACGCAATCCTTTCGTTTGGCCTGATCCGTCTTCCTTGCCTCCGTACCATTCCCGGTATAGATAAAGTCTGCCATCATAGTCTACTGCCCACCATAAAACCGCAAACGGGGCAGCGTATCCCCAATCAAATGACCGGAATCGCTCCCACTCCAACGGGATATCAAAAGGTTCCACGCCATGCACTTCTTTGTTGAGTTCCGTAAAGACTTGGCCCTCGAAAGCATCCCAGATCCCATAGCGGAGTCTTTGCCGTTCGATCTCAGGAAGCAAGTCGAGCCGTTGAAGATAGGTCGGATCATTAATCGTGAGTGTCGGATTATCGTCAAGAAGCCCAGGTATAAATACCCGCGGTAATCCGGAACGTTCATCATAGATGGTTGTTCCTGGTTCGATAAGTCCAATCTTGAAGCGGTCCTTAAAGAACTGGTGCGCAATCCCCCCAGGATTAGAAGCAGCCCTAACACGAACTGGAATAGCTGAGTTCTTAGTCCTTGCTCGCGAAAAGAGGTAAAGGTATTGCGTAGGGGTGAAATGCGTCGCCTCATCGAAACCAATATATTGATACTCCATTCCTTGATGCTTCTTCTTATCCTCTTCGTGTTGCATATGCGAGAGTTTAACGGTTGCTCCGCTCGGGAAATACCACCGATGTTTGCCTTCTCTGTATTCACCGTCATAAGCCGGATACCATTCCTTCGTTCGATCTATGATCTCTTCCAGTTCCGGGAAGGTTCTCCGCAAAACCACCGCTCGATATGTCGGAAAGTGGATGTATCGTAATGCCTCCATGACGATGATGTCCGTCTTTCCCGGTCCAGCCGCGCCACCCAGAAAGACCTCGAACTCCCAACGCTTGCAGGCATTCTCTTGCATGCCGGGGTGTGGTTTCCATATCGGTCCGCCCATTAGTGAATATTGCCTATTGCTTCCTTTTCGCGGTCAATCGCATCTTGAGGCTTCGCCATCACTTCCGGTAAATAGATCGTCGGCTTATTCTGCGTGGTAACATCAACCTGCTTGTGAGTTTCCTTTACACACTGGATATCGGCAATCAATTTAAGGTATGGGCTCCTGAATTGTGGAGCCAAATCTTCCCGCCAGCCAAGTTCGCACAATACCCGGCCGAAAGATTTGCCGGTCTCCTTG